AAACGACATGGTTGTGACATCAAACAACACTTGACATGTAGTTAAATATTTTTTTACGACATTTTTTCTTTGTGCAACTTTACCAATTGAATCGATGTCGAATTTATGATATATTTGTCGAACAGACTTATATTGCTTTATTACAAGGTTCATGTTGCTTTAAATAACTGGTATTTAATGGTTTGCGTAACATCCAAAATGATGATAATATGTTCTAAAGCGTTATTTAAATGACATAGTAGGTAGCATAATTATAAATTAATTGATGAATATTTTGATGAAGGGTGTGTTTTGCTATGCAAATTATATTTGTAGAGTTTTCAAAAAAATTCGAAACTATACAATCCCATGAAAAAAATGGAATCATCTATATTAATCTTTTATATTCTGGATATTCTTCCGAGCCTCTATATACGCTTCCAATTCCTCCAACGAAACATTAGCGTTTTTTGCTTTTACTATTAGTGTTTGACCTTTTTCGGGGGAGATAAGCGATTCATTTTTATCTTTAGTTCTACCAATAAGATAATCGACAGTACAATCAAACATATTTGCTAATTTTATTAAAATATCATAATCAGGGTGTCGAGTACCTTGCTCCCAATTTGCATACGTTGTTAATGCTACGTCTAATTTCTCAGCGATTTCACCTTGAGTTAAATCAAGCGACTTCCTTAATAATTTCAATTTATCTTTTAGCATTTTATCTCCTCCTAAAATAATTGTACTCCATTTGAGTATACTTGCAATATTCAAAGTGAGTAAAAGAAAAACAAAGATATATGTATATAATCTCTTTAAATTACCCAATATGAGTAAAATATAACTTGCAATTACTCGTAATGAGTAATATAATGTTTATAGGGGGTGAGCAAAAATGAATGTTTACAAATTAGAACGAATAAATAGTGGATTGAGTAGAATAGAGGCTTCAAAAGAGCTTGGCATATCAAAGTACCATTTAAGAAATATTGAAAATAGCTATAGAAATCCAAGCACAAAACTATTAATAGGTATGAGTATTTTGTATAAATGTAGTCTCGAGCAGTTGTTAAAAAATTTTACAGACGAACTACTCGAATCGGGTAATTAAGTTTCCAAAGAGCTATCTAAGTTTTAACATATCTTGCTATCTAAAGCAATGCCAAATGTTGCTAAATTCAATATGAAAGGGTGATTATATGCCAGTTATAACATTGAAACAGGCGTCTAAAGATTATTTTGGGGGAGTGATTTCAGAATCTAAGTTATATGACTTAGTTAGACAAAACAAAATCCCAGTAATCCGCATATCTAGCAGAAAGATTTATTTCAACACGGACAGGCTTGACAGATGGCTAGAAGAAATGGACAGCATGAAAGTAGAGGAAGACATTGGCGGTTACGGCACATTGAGAGCAATGAAATCAAACTAAAAGGAGGAATGTACAAATGAAACATATCAAAGAAATCTTAGAAAAACAGCTAGGTAAAATATCTGATAGGGAATTTGTATTTGCAATAACTCAGTTTGAAAGGAACAGCCGTCAAGTTGGACAAGCCGACAGGAAAATGAGTAGAGGAGAAGCACTCGACGAACTAAGCACCAACATTGATTTTTACCGCCGTCATTTATGAAGGGAGGTGTTAAAAATGGGATTATTTGAAAGAATTTTGAAAGCTACAGAATTAAATTTGGTAGAAAGAAATCTGCAATTAGAACCAGTTGGAAAGCTGGACAAGTATCCTGAGAGCATGTTGAGAGACTACAAAAACGACAAAAAAGAATGGAGCAAAAGGAATGAAAAATAGGGCGTATATGAGGAGATTGGTATTCAAAGCATTATCTAGTAACAACTTGAACCTAGAAGAAGCATATAAGCTTATCAAGAAACTAGATAAAACTAGAAACAACAGCAAAAAGGAGCTTTGCAACAGCTCCAGTTCGAAGAAATAGAAAATTATCATCTCTCTATTCTACACCTAGACGGAGAGAAAAAACAAGGAGGATTTTATGTCAAAAAAATTAGCAATGCTGACAGTAAAACTTCAAGGGAAGAAAGAGGACACAAAGCAATTGTACGGAGCAATGAGGATTACAAATTCTAAGGAGGTAGCTAAAAATGATAGATATTAATTTGGAAAATATGAAAGATGTAGACGTAAGAATTATTAGTAGTAAGTGTTTAATTAAACTAACAACTTCTAAAGGTGCGATAATAGATATTTTGACAGACACAGAAAAAGCAACATGGTTGTATGAAGCAATTGGAGAAGCATTGGAAAATAAATTAAAGGTGGTGGTTTAGATGGTAAAGGATAGGCCCGCAATTGAAGATATTGAGAATACTGTTTTTGAGCTATCTACATTCATTAAGACTATCAAAGTTGATTCAATTAGAAAAGATTGCGTTTCATTGCTGAAAGATATTTGTTCAGAGTATGAAATTTGCAAACATTGCTACACAAAGATAGATGAGGTTTGGTTTGATGATGGGTTATATAGACATTGTGATTGTAAATCTAAGTGTATTGTGAGGGGTGCTTAAATGGATTGGATTAATTTTGCTAAAGAGACTAGAACGACAACATTTTTTAGAGATTTTGCAATCTCAGAAATAAAAGTAGCTTACAGAATAATGGAATATTTAGCGCCAGATTCACACTTTCCACCAAAAATAGACGAGGTGACTATGACTCTTATAAAAAATGAACACCTCTTAGAAGCTTTACAGAGAATCCTTAGTAATGACATTGATTGTGATATTGATTTAAGTCATTGGAGTCAAGAGCTAAATAAGAAAGGTTTAGAGTTAATGGAACATCTTTATAAGGAATGGATTATTAGCAAGAAAAACGCTAAAGAGCTAAAACGGCAAGAACTGTTAAAGCAACTTGCAGACATTGAAAGTGAAGAGGTGGAGTGATGGAAGTCTCTGCAAAGATAATCGTTAAAAGTGTAGAAGTAAATCTCGAAGGCAATGGCTCAATCATAGCTACAATCGATTTTAAGATAGGTAACAAGATTTTAGGTAATAGAAACATCACACGTATATCAATGCCCCTTAGTAACGAGCTGAGGGGGTATGTGGTGGATACAATCACTAGCCAAGTGGGCGAGATTATAAGCAGAGAAAATGAGGAGTGAACATGTTACCAGAACTTTATTGCCATATATGTGATGAATTTAGAAATGATTACAAAATATTAGGTTGCGAATCAAAAGGTTTATTGCATGAATTTGATATTGCGTTTTGTATTCATTGTAAAGAAGAAATCAAATTTCACAAACATTTAAGTTTACAAGATATGAAAAATAGAGGAATTATTTTAAAAGAAAATGAGGAGGAATAAGGCATGAATAAGGTAGTTTTGATGGGAAGAATCACTAAAGAACTAGAATTAAAATACTCTCAAGGTGGAATGGCATTACTAAGCTTTACGGTAGCTGTTAATCGTAGAAAAAAGGATGAAGTAGACTATATCTCATGCAAGGCTTTTGACAAGACAGCGGAAAACATTAATAAGTTTTTTGGCAAAGGTGCGTTGATAGCAGTAGAAGGTAGAATCCAAACTGGCTCATATGAAAAAGAAGGAAAGAAAATATATACAACTGATGTGATGGTTGACGGATTCCACTTCACAGGAGAAAAAAAAGGCGATAACGGACAAGCAACAGCGATTGAACCAATGATGGTTGATGAAGAAGAATTACCATTCTAGGAGGCGTAGTACATGGAAAACTTAGATATATACAACAAAGCAAGAAAAGTTCCCTCCGAAGCCTTGAAGAGCATTGGAGGGGGAAGGCTCAAAGGAATGACAGATATAAACCCAATGTGGCGAATAAAGTCATTGACAGAGATATTTGGAATGTGTGGCTTTGGTTGGAAATATGAAATTGTTAGTGAAAGACTTGAAAAAGGTTATGGAGATGAAGTTTCAGCCTTTGTAAGAATAAATTTATTTGTCAAGATGGATGGTGTTTGGAGTGAAGCAATACCTGGAACTGGTGGAAGTTCATATGTGGCAAAAGAGAAAAATGGACCATATACCTCAGATGAATGTTTCAAAATGGCTTTGACGGATGCAATAAGTGTAGCTTGTAAGGCTTTAGGATTTGGGGCAGATGTTTATTGGGACAAGGATAAAACAAAATATACAACACCAGCTCCAACACAGATACAAGACCCAAACTTAGTAACACCAGACCAAACAAAAAGACTCTTTGCAATAGGTAACGGTGATGTAACAAAGGTAAAAGAAATTTGTTTGAAATATGGATATACAAGCTCAAAAGAAATTAAAAAATCAGATTATGAAAAGATTGTGAAAGAATTAGAAGCAGTATAAAAGGGGGTGAGTCGAGTGGTAGCACAAAGAGTAAGAGAAGCGATTGATGCAAGAAGAGTCCTAGAATATTACGGTTATAAAGTAAACAGACAAGGACTTACAATATGCCCATTTCACAACGAAAAAACAGCAAGTTTGAAAGTATATGCGGGTGATAGAGGCTGGTATTGTTTCGGATGTGGTCAAAATGGAAGTGTAATTGATTTTGTAATGAAGATATTCAACCTTAACTTATCTAGTGCTATTACTCGACTCAACTATGATTTTAATTTAGGTCTGGGATTTGGAAAGCCAAACTTTAGGGAGATGCAAGCACACAACAAAAAGAAGAAAGAAGAAGCCGAAATCAAGCTAAAAAAGGAAATTGAATATATGCGAAAGCTAATAGAATTCAAGATTTATTATCGAATCCTCCATGATAGAAAGCCTTCAAAGTATGAACAGCCTAGTGAGGAATACATACAGGCGTTACTGAGAGTTCCACAGCTAGAAGAATGGTTGTTAGGAGGGGGTGATTACGATTAAGATTGAGATTCCAAACTACCAATACAATGACTTTTTAGATACACTTGACCCTTATGAGTTCCTATATTCATTCAGAGACAACAAATTCCTGCAAAACCAATTGATTGCTAAGGTTGCAAAGATAGCTCAAGAACAAAAAGTCCGAGGATTCATGAAGATTTATAACGAGTATGTTAGAGACCAGAAAGGCAAAACAGGGGACTTGTACGCAGAAAATGTTACTCAGTTTGACGGACAAGAGCTGGAACTTGATACAAGAGATTGGACAGCAGACGAGGACGGTATTTCCTGTCAAGGAAGCTATGGCGAAGAAATATTTGCTTGTTGTCACCCAATAATGCCAGTTGAAAGACTTACCAACATAGATACAGGAATTGAAAAAATAAAGTTAGCTTACAAAAAAGGCAGAGGTTGGCGTAATGTAATCGTAGACAAAAAGACCATTGCAAGTAACAATTTGATTGTAGGTCTTGCAGATAGTGGAATAGCTGTTACAAGTGATACATCAAAACATCTAGTGAAGTATCTTCATGATATAGAAAATGCAAATCTTAATGTTATACCAGAAAAAGATTGTGTAAGTAGATTAGGCTGGATTGACGGTCAAGGATTCAGCCCATATGTAGACCAATTAGTATTTGACGGTGATGCAAGCTTCAAAACCTACTTTGATAGCGTAAAAGCAAAGGGCGACTTCAAGACTTGGAAGAAGTTAGCTAAGGACGCAAGACAGCATAGCACAGTCGCAAGAATTATACTAGCTTCTAGTTTTGCAAGTGTTTTAGTTAAACCTCTCGGACTCCTTCCTTTTTTTGTTCATTTGTGGGGAGGAACAGAGGTAGGAAAAACCGTAGGATTGATGTTGGCGACAAGTGTTTGGGCTAATCCAGAGGTTGGAACTTATATACATTCCTTCAACTCGACAGCAGTAGGGCGTGAAAGGTCGGCGGCTTTTGTTAATAACTTACCTCTAATAATGGACGAGCTACAAATAATCAAAGACAAGAAACAATTTGACCAAGATATATACATGCTTTGCGAAGGAGCAGGTAAGACAAGAGGAAACAAAAATGGAGGAACGGACAAGACGCCAACATGGTCGAATTGCATATTGACAAGCGGAGAAATGCCCATAACAAACACTAACTCTGGTGGGGGAGCTGTTAATAGAATCCTAGAAATCGAATGCAAGGAATCAATATTCAAAGACCCTAGGGAGTTTTGTGCAGTTGTAAAAAAGAATTATGGACATGCTGGGCAAATATGGGTTGAATTCATTGAAAAGAATCTTGAAGCTATACAACAAGTATTCAAAACTTATTACAACAAGCTATCAGAGAGCGACACAACAGAAAAGCAAAGTATGGCAGGAGCTTTAATCTTAGCAGTAGATTTTTTTCTATCAGAGTTGTTTTTTGACAATGATACTGCATTGATAGTAGCAGACATTCAAGGATTCCTTCATAAGAAAAAAGATGTTTCAGTCCATGAAAGAGCTTATGAATACATGTGTAGTTGGGTTTCTACTAATGTAAATAAATTTAAGCCTGATAGCTCAGAAGTTTATGGGAAATTAGAAGAAGAAGGCGCTTATATTATAAACACAGTATTTTATAAAGCTTGTGAAGATGGAGGATTTAACTCTACGGCGCTATTAAGCTTTTTAAAGGAAAAGAATCTTATCGAAGTAGGAAAAAAAGAGACGATGAGAATTAAAAAAATCAACAGTGTTAATACAAGATGTGTTTGTTTAAAGCTTATAGATGATGTTACCACAATATTTAATGATTAATGCTACGGCGTAACGGATGCGCTACGTTACATCCGTTACCTATGTAGCAAGCACCAATAAAAGGATTCAGAGTTCCGCTACGGCGCTACGGCAAAAATCAATATACATACCTATATATAAATAAATAAAACTAATTAATTATTTTATATATAAAAATTTTCCGTATAGAGTATTTTTTAAAAAATGCCGTAGCGCCGTAGCGGATAGTTAAAACCAAGTCTTAGAAATAGTTTCAGAGTAACGGGTATGCCGTAGCGGTAACGTAGCGACGTAGCGAAAAGGAGGAATTATCTTATGAAAAACAGATATAACCAACTTCTAAGCAGATACAAACAAGCTGAAATATACATGAACAATCCATCTATACCTATTCACAAGAAAGAAATGTTTACAGACGAGCTATTCAAGATAACTGAGAGACTAGGAATATTGTTAGATTCAATCAAAGACTACACTTATGAGGAAGCGATGAACGGATTCGCTTATGAAGAAACAAAAATCGTTGTATGAGGTGATTATATGGCAGACATAGCAGAAATTAAACGTAGCATAGTCGTTCTAGTAGACACTCGAGAAATAAGAAATCAACACATCTTATCGAAATTTAGTGAATTAGGAATCAGATTTAAACTAAAGGCCCTGAAATTTGGTGATTATTCTTTTGAAATTAATGAAAAATCTTTTGAAAATGTATGTGTAGTTGAGAGAAAAATATCGTTGACAGAAATAGCAGGGAATTTTTGTAAGGGTCGTATAAGATTTGAAACAGAGTTTGCGAAGGCAAGAGCAGAAGGATGCAATGTAACATTATTGATTGAAGATGATAAAGCAAGAGCAAAAATGGTGTTGAGGCGTAAAATGGACAAGTTAACTGGTATTGATTTAGACAAAAAGTATTCTAAAACATGGCGTAGTGACTTCACAGGAAACAGCATGATAGCTTCTATAAAGGCTTTTAAAGATAGATATAACTTAGGACTGGTATTCTGCAAGAAAACAAAAACAGCTGAGGCATTGATAGACACATTCAACAAGGCTATTGAGGTATATTTTGAGGAGGTGTCTTGATGGATGAAAAAGTATCAGAGATATTCGGTTTACTAGGACTGGACAAACAAAAAGAGATAAAAATAGAGATAGAGGAAGAGGTTGAGATTGAAACTATGGGAGATATGATGCAAAAAAGAGCTGAAATGATTATAGAGGAAGCAAAGAAAAGGGAGCGGATGTTCGAAAACCTTCATCAAGGACAAACCATCCTAGTGAAGAAGGCAAAAAATAGCAGTAAGAAACAATACAGCCAAATAACAAGACTTGAAATAAAGTCAAATAACGGAAGTTGCTTAATATGCACACTTGAAAATGGCAATATAAGGACGGTTAATAAGGCAGAAGTAGTGAGTAAGCTTATACTATTGGCAGTTGAGAAGGAATTTAAAATGGTGAAGGGTGGACTTTAAAATGGGTAGAGTAGCTAAAGGCGTAGTAAAAAACATCAATAAAGCTGAGGAATGGAAGCAAAAATGGGAAAACGGTAAGGCTTTGATTATGAAAGTAACTTCGAGATTGAAAACAAGGGAAAATGAAATTGAAGTATTGACGGCTAACCTGAAAGCATCACAGGCAATTATAGGAGCATTGGCAGTAGAAGTGAGAACATTCAAGCATGAAGTTGAGAAGGGAGATAGTAAGGTATTTATATCAAAAGCTCTGATAAAAGAAATAATTGAAAATTACGACGTTGCAGCTGTAGAGACAGAAGATAAACTGGGATTCATAATCGAGATAAAGGAGGCTAAAACAAATGTCGATACGGATGAATCAAAAGGAAGCGATGGAGCTACAGAAGAAGCAGAGCAAGTACAGTAATGTCAAAACTTCGACAGATGGTATTACCTTCTCTAGTAAAAAAGAGGCTAAAAGATACCAGGATCTAAGATGGTTAGAAAAAGCAGGAAGCATTAAGGACCTTAAGCTACAAGTGAAATTCGAAATATACCCAAGGTTAACCACGGAACATGGAGTAATAATAAATAAGCGAAGTTACATAGCAGACTTTGTATACTACGACAATCAAATCAAAAACTATGTTATAGAGGACTCAAAAGGTTATCAAACAAAAGAGTTTAGAATGAAATGGCGTCAAATGCAACAGAGATACACAGATTATGATTTTGTTTTGACATAGGAGGTACATATGCTGCAATACTCAGAGATGACAGGCTGGCTCGCACTATTCGCAGCAATAGTACACTATAGGGAGTTGGACGCAGAAAATGCAATTGCAGCAGCAAGAGGATACTACAATTTTGAATTTGAGAAAGAGATTATAACAAAAGAAAAGGTCAAAATCATATACTCCAGGGGTATAGACAATCTAGATAAATTAACTAGAGAAATTAGGTTATCCAGAGCTACAATCGTCAAAATATATCTATTAGCGAATATCGAGGAGGTTGCGGATTATGGCAAAAAAAGCAAGAGAACTCACAGACGAGCAAATAGAGCAAATCATACAAGACGTTAGAGAAGGTATCGCAATAAGTACAGTAGCATCAAGGGCAGGAATAGGCATAACGAGGATTCATAAATGGATGGGGACAGAACCAGCCAAAAAGGGATATAGCTACATAGCAGCAGAAACAAAGTTGGAGCAGAAATCTAAAGATAATATAGCATTGGCTAGGGCGTATTGGGCGAAATTTAATAAAGGCGATGTGATTCAAGCTTTAATGAAAAGGATGAAAAGAAAACCAATATTGACGTGTGGACAGATTGTGGAAAAAAAGAATGAGTACATAGTAATAATAGCAAACGGAAGAAGAACAAATATTCCTTTTGTCGATGTGTTGGCAAAAATAATCAAAATTCGACACAAGGCAAGCGATAGGGATTCCACAGGTAAAGTTTTAAGCATGGAGTAGAGTAAATTTACATTCAGAAACTAGAGTTGATTAGATAGGCAATTAGAGGGCAAAATGAAGGTTTTGGCTTGAACATATAGATTAGGGGTAAAGGGGACTAGAGATAGTTCCTTTTTTATGCAGATATACCCCTCTTTAGATATGAGACAATTATATCAGGAGGGGAGGATATGGCTGAAAAGAAAAAACCTAATTGGATTAAGATTAGAAACGAGTATGAAACCTCCAATACTTCCTATAGAAAGTTAGCAGAAAAATATAATGTGTCATTTGACACACTGCAAGATAGGGCTAAAAGGGAATCGTGGCAGAAGAGAAAAGAAGAATCTCACAACAAAATCACGACAGAAACACGACAAAAAACAATACAAAAAATATCTAACATAGAGTCAGATTTGAATCTCGAACATTATAGAATATGGCAAAAATTTCAAAAATTAATAGATGTTTCAATAGAAAAGGAAACATTAACAAAAATAGAACCTTTTACAGGCAGATTGGTTGAGGTAGATAGGGAAAGTAGAGATATAGAAAATTTGGCAAAAGCTTTTGACAAGGTACAGAAAGGCCAAAGACTTGCTAAAAATATATTAACAAAACTAGAAGCAGAAAAGATAGCTATTGAAAAAGCCAAGCATGAGATGGAGAAAAAGAAAGCTGAGTTAGAAGAAACCAAAGATAAAGAAATAAGGGTAGTAATTGACGGTGAATTAGAAGATTGGAGTGGTTGATATGGCAATGCTGTTAAAAATATCTCCACCTAATCGTAAACAAGATAGGTTTTTCAGGAGCCGTAAACGATTTATCGGGTATGGAGGCGCACGTGGCGGAGGGAAGAGTTGGGCTTTAAGGATAAAATTCGTACTATTATCCCTTAAATATCCAAAGTTAAAGTTATTGCTATTAAGAAAAACTTTACCTGAGCTTAGGGAGAATCATATTGTGCCATTGCTTCAAATGTTGCATGGCATTGCAAGATATAAAGCAGATGAAAAGGTATTTATATTTCCTAATGGAAGCCGTTTAAAGCTTGGATATTGTGACAGTGAAAAGGATATATACCAATATCAAGGCCAAGAATATGACGTAATCGGAATTGAAGAGGCAACACATTTTACTTGGGCACAAGTGACATTCTTAATGACTTGTAATAGGAATACTAGAGATGATTTTAAACCTAGAATGTATTTCACAGCTAACCCAGGTAATATTGGGCATAAATGGTTCAAAAGAATATTCATAGATGGCAAGTATCTTCCAGATGAAATTGCGGATGAATATGAATTTATTCCAGCTACAGTAGATGATAACACCATATTGATGCTTAGAAACCCAGAGTATGTAAAGATACTAGATAATTTACCTTCCAAACTAAAAAAAGCACATAGATTTGGGGATTGGAACGTATTCGAAGGTCAATATTTTGAAGAATTTATGGACCTACAAGAACATTACAAAGAAAGAAAGTGGTCACATGTTATTGAACCTTTTGAAATTCCACCAGATTGGCGCATATACCGTTCTTTTGACTTTGGCTACGCTAAGCCTTTTAGTTGCGGGTGGTGGGCTATAGACTACGACAAGAGAATGTATAGAATTCTTGAGTTGTATGGTTGCACAGGAGAACCCAATGTTGGAGTTAAATGGCATCCTGACAAAATCTTCTCAAAAATAAGAGAAATAGAAGAGTCTCACAGATGGTTAAAAGGAAAGCAAATCATTGGTGTAGCTGACCCAAGCATATGGGATGCAAGTAGAGGCGAAAGTATAGCTGTTACAGCAGAAAAGCACCGTATATATTTTGAACCAGGGGAGAACAAAAGATTACCTGGTTGGATGCAAGTTAGATATAGATTAGCTTTTGATGATAATGGTATTCCTATGATGTATATATTCAATACTTGTAAGGATACCGTAAGGACATTACCAGAACTAATATTTGACGAAAGAGATGTAGAAGACATTGATACAGATGGAGAGGATCATATTGCAGATGAAATAAGGTATTGCTCAATGTTAAATCCTATATCTCCTAGAATAAACAGTAAGTCTTCACCTGTCAAAGATGATCCGCTCAACCAAAACGAAAAGAAATACAATCCATACGCTTTTATGCAGTACTAATAAGAAGGGGGCGATACCGTGCCTAAGATGTCCGCATTTGGATATGAATTGAATCTAAGCAAGAAACCAGAAGCACAACAAAGACAAAGTACTCAATCAAAGGATAATATCCGCAAAGCTATAGAGACTTTAAAGAAGTATAAGGCAGGAAAAGAGTTCTTAGAAAGCGAGATAATTCAGAACGAGCAATGGTATAAAATGAGGCACTGGGATATTATCCGAGGTCGTAACCGAAAAGAAGGAGAACCAGAACCCACTACGGCTTATTTGTTTTCTACACTTGCGAATAAACATGCAGACGCTATGGACAACTATCCCGAGCCGAACATGCTGCCTAGAGAAAAATCAGATGAAGAAGAAGCAAAAATGCTATCCGATGTTGTTCCAGTAGTGCTTGAAAGAAATGACTATAAATCAACATACGACAACGCTTGGTGGTACAAATTGAAACACGGGTGCGTGGCTTATGGCATATTCTGGAACGAGAATCTTGAGAATGGTCTAGGTGATATAGATATTCAAAAACTGGATTTACTCAACCTTTATTGGGAACCTGGACAAACAGACCATCAAAAGGGAAAAAATTTCTTCGTTGCTACATTAGTAGATAATGACATTTTGAAATCTACTTACAAAGGCATTATCCCGAGCGATTATTCAGGTAGCAAGATTATTGATATCAAAAAATACATATTTGATGACACTATAGATATCAATGACAAAAGTGTTGTTATAGACCATTACTACAGAAAAAACATAGATGGTAAGATGGTTTTGCACCTTTCAAAGTTTGTAGATGAATATGGCCTTGGATGTACAGAAGATGATCCAGAGCAATATCCTGACGGATTATATGCACATGGCAAATATCCTATTGAATTTGATGTTTTATTCCCTGAGGAAGGAACTCCTATTGGTTTTGGTTATATAAACGTGGTCCGTAATCCTCAAATGTACATAGATAAGCTAGACCAGATTATCACAAAAAACGCTCTAATATCAGGAAAGCAAAGGTTTATTATCAAGGACGGCGGAGCAATCAACGAAGCTGAACTATTGGATTTAGGATCTGATATAGTTCACTCAAGTTCTAGCATAGGCGAAGATAATATCAGGATAATTCAGGGGAATCCACTTCATCCATTTATTGTGAATCATAGAGAAATGAAAATACAAGAGCTTAAAGAGACCTCTGGGGCCAATGACTTCTCGCGTGGCGAAGGTGGGGGAGGAATAACAGCAGCAAGCGCAATAATGGCATTGCAAGAGGCAGGAAACAAACTATCTAGGGATATGATACAAAGAGCTTATGTTTGTCACAAAAAGCTTGTAGATATGACTATAGAGTTAATAGCCCAATATTATACCGAGGATAGGAAATTCAGAATAGATGGTAGGGACGGTACCCAAAGATTCATCACTTACAATAATAAAAACTTGCAACAACAACAGTTACCATCTATGTACGAAGGCGAAGAGCCTAAATACCGTAAGCCTATTTTTGATATTAAGGTAAAACCAGAAAAACAATCTCCTTTTTCAAGAATGGCCCATAACGAACTTGCTAAAGAGCTATTCGGAGCAGGGATGTTTAATCCAGAAGCAGCTCAACAATCCTTGGTAGCTTTAGAAATGATGCAATTCGAGGGCAAAGATAAAATCATTCAGAAAATACAAGAAAATGCTCAATTCTTGCAGCAGCAACAGCAAGTACAACAGCAAATCCAACAAATGCAACAGCAGATACAACAACTCTCTATGTATATTCAAAAGCTAACAGGTCAAGATATGGGACAAACTGATGCTCTATTGCAAGAGCAATCAAATCAAGAAAGGTTGGCGAAGAGCGTTGGTCAAAGTGTGGCTTGAGAGCGATAATTTTGGCATATATGCAGCAAAGATTGAAAATCATGCAGGAGATGTAAAAGTATGTGCTGCTGTATCTGCACTTTCTTACACTTTGGTGGGTATGCTTAATCACTGTGGAGTGCATTACAACAAGTGCATTATTGAGAGTGGTTTAGTTGATATAGACATCAAGCCCTTTGTAGAAGAAGCTGGTAGAAATATGACAGATACTATATTCAAGACCATATATTTTGGACTTAAACAGTTAGAAAATACATGTCCAGACAAGATTAGTGTAGCTCAGAATACCCCTATTTTTTAGTGTTACAATTAATTTATAGTAGGTTTTAATTTTGAACAAATCTGATTTATATATTCGTAGACACGCTGGAGAGACAGCAGGAGGTAAATATGTTTAAGAGATTGGTAAGTTTTTTGAAAGTTGATTTAGGATTATTCAATGATGGTGACGTATCGGCGCCAAGTACACCATCGAATGAGGGTAGTAGTGTTGGGAACGCCCCCCAAGGAAATTCTTCGAGCAGTGGACAAACTCCATTATCAGCCGTAGTATACGGAAAGCAAGAAGATGGAGAGTCTAGCCCTGACGCTCAGGGAAGTAATACACAATCTCAGCCAATTGACAGAGCTACCCAATATGCCAAGTTCAAAGAAGAGTACAAAGACCTATATGGACAGGACGTAGAAGGAATTATTAAGGGCAGATTCAAAAAAAACGCTGAGATTGAACAACAATTAGGACAGTACAATCCTTTAGTAAGTTTGCTAAAAGAAAAGTACGGAGAGAGTGATATTAACAAGTTAACTCAAAGGCTTCAAGACGAGATGTATGAGTCTATAGCAGACCAAAAGGGCTGGACTCCTGAAGAAGTAAAGGATTTTTACCAGACCAAAAATGAGAATCAGCAATTGAAAAGTGTTTTTCACCAGCAGCAAGAACAGGAGATTATCGACAATGCCATTAATGAATGGAACAATCAGGCTAAAGATTTGAAAAAAGAATATCCTGACTTTGACTTTCAAACATGGACGCAAAACAAGCAATTTGTTGACTTGTTAGGTGCTGGCATATCAGTAAAACAGGCATATGAGCTTTGCGATATTAATAATATCAAGGCTAATGTGGCTAAACAAATGGAGCAGAATGTTATATCAAACATCCAGGCCAAAGGAAAGAAAATATCTGAGAATGGAACAAAACCAAGCCCAGGCATGACGATTAAATCGTCTGTAAGTGACCTAACAAAAGCGGATAGGGCAGAGATAGCACGTCGGGCAATGTTAGGAGACCAAATTAAATTTTAATGGAGGTATCTTATGAATCAGTTATATAAAGAAGTTGCAGAGTTCCTAGAAGTGGATCTGTCAATATTCAACAATACACAAACAACACTACTTAATGCAACAGGCACAAATGACCTATCACCTGAAATGAAAACGTATTACAGTGATTATCTTATCGATAACGCTTATCCTCTATTAGTGCATGACCAGTTTGGGCAGAAAAAACCCATCCCAAAAGGAAAAGGCAAAACTATGGAGTTTAGAAAGTATTCTCCATTGGCAAAAGCTACAACTCCTCTAACTGAAGGTGTAACACCGTCTGGACAATCTTTGAATGTAAGTGTTATCACTTGCACAGTTAGACAGTACGGCGGGTATATGGAATTATCGGATATGTTGACGATGACAGCTATCGATAATAACCTTGTTGAAGCTACCAAACTTCTAGGCCATCAAGCAGGAGAAACACTCGACACTATAACAAGAGAAATAATCAATGCTGGAACAAATGTGCAGTATGCAGATACAAGAGTTACAACTAGATATGCCCTTGTTGGTGGAGATGGAACAGCTGCTAATAACCATTATTTAGATGTCAAGTGTATTAGATTAGCCGTTAGAAACCTGAAAAACAACAAAGCTAAGAAAATTGACGGTAATTATGTGGCTATTGTACACCCAGATGTAGCCTACGATTTGACAGGAGATAGTGATTGGGTAGAAGCTTCCAAATATGGCGCACCTGAACAGTTATTCAACGGAGAAATTGGAAAAATACATGGCACAAGATTTGTCGAAACAACTGAAGCTAAAATATTCCACGCTGATAACTTAACAGCAGCTGCAAGAAACCTCGGAATTACTTCATTAGCTACAAAAACATTCACTATGGATGAAGCTATTACATTAGGTGAAGCTTTAGCGTTAGTAGGAAGAAAAGTACTTGTTAAAGGATATCAATATACAGTAGCAAGTGCAGTAGCGGGAGCAGCAGGAGCGGCAACAATAACTGTTAATGAAAGTGTTTCTGGTAGTCCTGGAAGTTCTGATGTAATGTACCCAGGAGAAGCGGGTTCAGCTGGTAGAGATGTATATTCAACTCTTGTGATTGGTTCTGATGCATATGGCGTAACAGAATTAAGTGGTGGTGGATTGCAGACAATTGTAAAACAATTAGGTTCCTCTGGTACTGCCGACCCTCTCGACCAAAGAGCTACTACAGGTTGGAAAGCAACAAAAACAGCTGAAATGCTTGTTGAAACTTACATGGTAAGGATAGAAACAGCAAGCACATTCAATCCTGATGCCGCAAACTAACTAAAATTTAAGAGGGGCAGTAATGCCCCTTTTATTATGAGAGAGGTGAAAAAATGTTTGATGATAAAGTTCTAAGGTTATTTTCCGAACTTAGTTCATTGCCAAATATAATAGTAAGATTATCAACAGATGCAAAGCCGACTATGGCCGTATTTGAAGATTTGCTATACTTGAAAGATACTAGAAGATTTTTTGTATACGACGGATATAACTATAATTGCCTCTCCGATGATGAACTATATAGCTTCCTGAAACAAAAAGATGCTATAGACAATGTGGTTACATCTTCCGATAGTTACGGTCTTCCAAATGATGGTATCACTGACATATATGCTACATTTGCTACAAAGTTGGCAGAGATAGGCAGCGAAGCTACCGAGATAGTCTTAAAAAAAGGTACATATCTACTTGCTAACAACTTAAATGTACCTACCAATATTAAGCTTGTTTTTGAAAATGGTGCTAAATTTTACGTAAACGAAAGCGTAACCCTATCCTTAAACTGTGAAATCGACGCAGGATTGCATCAAATTTTCGACGGTCCAGGGACAATCAACGGAACAATAAAAAATGAAATAGTTTTTCCTCAATGGTGGGGAGCTGTCGCAAATGCAAACTACTTATATTCTGTGGATGGAGAATATTACACTAGTTCAGCACACACTGTATTAGCAAACGACGATACAACAGCATTTCAAAAAGCAATAGACTTTTGTCACAATACTTATAAAACTGTCTACTTTCCAAAGCTGTCCGATCCGTATTTGATTAAATACCTGGGAGTAAAACAAGGCGTAAATCTTGAATCAAACTATGCAACATTATGTGCAAAAAAGCTTTCAGCGGAAGATATTGCAATATACCCAGGATTCATATACCTAGCCGAAGTAGGTCAAATTACATTTGTAAGATATCATAATTTCTTGGTCGAAGGTCACGATGACAATCTAAATCAAAACTGCCTACACTTCAAAGCTTTACATCAAGATATTTCAGCTTGGACAGGTGGTATCTGGTATTCTAAGTTTGATACTATTAGGATTAATGATTTTGCAGGAAAAGCTATATATTTATATTGCAATGATAGAGATGGATATAACAATGGCGTAGCTTGTACAGCAGATAATACAACAGATACATTCACTAAAACTGCTCATGGGCTAGTTAATAACATGGAAGTTCATTTTGAAGCTACGACTTTTCCGAGTGATATGACATTAGGTACAAGATATTACGTAATTGGAGCAACTGCAAATACATTTCAAATTAGTACAAGTGTTGGGGGTAGCGCTGTTAATTTCACTACAGACGGCACTGGTTTAATATATTATATAAGTCAAATAGCAAAGTCATGTACTGTAGATAGTACTACAGATGTTATAACAAGAAATTCTCATGCTTACGTAGATGGGGATACAGTTCAATTTAGTGCTACTAGTTTACCTACAAATCTTGTTGCAGGAACTACATATTATGTTAGAGACAAAACTGCTAATACATTTAAAGTTAGCTCTACATCTGGTGGAACTGCTATTGACATAGGCAGCAATGGAACGGCGGTATATGTATTTAAGACTTCTGGACAATTAAATGCTGATATGGCGAATCAGTTCTTGGATTTTGAAAAAATTACAGTATTCAGAAATGCTAATAACGCATATTGCCTATATGTAGAAGGTCAGTTAGGTCAAACAATATTTACAAGTTGTGAGTTTGACGCAAGACCAGGATTAGCATCAAAACCAACGGGTCCGTCTGTATGGATTAAACCTATAATTGGTGGTAATTCTACGGATACAAGTATACAATATGTTGAATTTGACAATTGTACATTCCAGCAAGCTGAAACATGCATCTATGCTTATAATGTAAATAATCTTATCATCAAAAATTGTTGGTTTGAATCTTCTACATTAGGGATGGATTTAGCCTCTGCAACAAATGCAGTTGTAACAGGTACATATTTCGGAAACGTTGGAAGTAATTCTGGAAGTGGATATGCAATTAATGTTGGTTCTACAAGTAGGTTAACACATGGTTTCAACAACGTTACTGGTTCTTATGACTACTATATAATAGGCAGTTCAAATAATAAAGGGATTGTGTCACTTGGAAACAACTCATTCACAGACACAAAAATGAAAAATGGTTCTCCTGCTGTCACAACTGATGGTACAACTCTTACTGCATATAATTCTAAGATAGTATACATTGATGTGAGTGGTGGAAATAAGGCATTCAAAAACTTATCCAGTCAATTAGCAGATGGCGAAGAGATGACAGTAGTTGTTTATGGCGGAGCTACAGACAATACTCTTGTTGTTACAGGTACGACTGCTTCTGGAAATATTTATTTACCAGCTGGAGTAGCTTCAATTACTCTAACAGGCCGTTCTACTGTAGGCTTGGACACTATTACGCTTAAGCGGTTACAGATACAAGGGATAACTTCTGTAAGGTATGTTGTTGTTTCTCATACAGGAATAGAAGCTTAAAAAAATAATATGGAGGTAAAATTTTATGTCAAAAGAAATTAAAAAAGAAGAAGTTGAGCTTGAGGAAACAAAAGTTGAAGAAGTAAAAGTTGATGAAATAGCGGAGTTAAAGAAAGAACTTGAAGCATTGAGAAATCAAATGGTAAAACAGGCAAGTAATCTTGTTGCTGAGACTGTAGCAAATATGTCTGAAGTAGAAAAACATCTCAATGAAGTTGTCCCGTTCTTTGCCTTTAGGGATGATGACAAATACAAAGATGATATTATCGTCGGCATTAACGGGAAAAACTGGCAGATACAAAGAGGTAAACAAGTGATGATACCTCGATATGTCCACAATGCAATAATGGATGCAGACCGTCAAAGGACTGAGGCAGCAATGACCTCTTCAAAATTTGCGGATAAATTCGCTGTTGAATCAAATTTAAGAAAAATTGACTAGAATGGAGGAGTAACCAATGGCACTTAATAATCTCGGGGATATATATAATTATTGCAATGACGATCTTCTTGATGGCGAATTAAGCGATATTAATGAAGTTATTAATTACCTTGAAGAAGCTCAAAACATAATAGCAGAAGTAGCACTGATTGAAGCGCCATTGGTTACTACTGTTTTAGATTCAACATGCAAAATAACCATGCCAACTAACCTATTGAAGACAAAAGAATTCACTCTGATTAGTTGTGATGGTGTTTTAGAAACACCTCTTGAACCTTTAAGGGAATGGGCAGGAGAAGCATTTTTTCATTATATTTATAATGGAAGGACTGTTAATTTATATTATTATAAGAAACCTACTGCCTTAAATCCTAACAATCTAAGCCAAATACCTGATGTAGATGCAAGATATTATTTCAATATTGCTCAATATGGGGCAGAGATGAACAAACTAAAAGATGATGATACCGAAGCTCAAGATAGTTTTCGCAGGAAGTTTTCTGAAGGGCTACAGATGTATTCTAAAAATAAAGGAACAACAAGGCAATTTAAGAATGTGTGGTGATTGTAAATGAGGAAAAGTCAACTTACACTACCAGTACTTTCTGAGGGTATCAATCTAATCGATGATACCCTTATTGCAGATAATGAGGCTGCAATTGGTACTCAAAATATTAGTTTTAAGAATGGTATTCCAACTACAAGAAAAGGCTATATAAAGGATTGTACTCATAATTTTAGTAGTGAAGTTCATACTTTAGTTAATTATGTTAAAAATGGCACTAGAATTGTTTTGGCTGCTGCTGGAACTACACTATATAAGAAAACAAGTTCTAGCATTTTTACTGCAATAACAGGCACTTTGGCAAGCGATGTAATATCCACGCTAACATATCCATTTAAATTCGCAGATCCAGATACATATAGTGATAAATGCTTCATTTTAGATGGTACAAACTATAGATACTATAATGATGATGGTACCCTAACAGATGTTACCGCTTACTCTCCAACTACTGACGAGCAAACAAAATACGGTACCAATGTATTGTCGACTACGCCGGATGAAATAAAAAAGCAAAAATGGATTATCAATGATAATGATCGTGTTTGGGTAGCTGGGTACGGAAAGTTAGTTAGATTAAGCCATTTATCAAAGCCTGATTATTTTCCATCGAGCCAGGTGTGGAAATTATCAGAGGATTGCACAGGTTTAGTTCAATTTTCGGATGAAGTTTTAATGTTTACTGAGAATACAGCCACGCTCATTAAAGGTTCTACTCCTGATTGGAGCTTACCTGACAAATATATTCGTAGAAGCCTACCTGTTAATTATGGTTGTTCGCAGCATAGGTCTATAGCAAAAGGCAATGGGGCTTTATATTGGGCTTCTAGGGGTGGTGTATTTAGATACCTACAATTACCTGATGGAACATATGAACCACAGTGTATTTCAGAGGTAGAAGTTAAGAGAGGTAGCAAAAAACACATTAAATCAGTAAAGGCATATATAGAAGCTGTTACAGATTGGTCAAAGGTTTTTGCTGTTTTCTGCAATAATGAATATAGATTATGCCTTGGTGACATGTCTTGGTTAGTATGGGATGCAATCGGCAGCACTTGGTCTTACTATGTCTACGACAAAGTTTTCAATCACGCTATTGCTTACCATGATACTTTATATTCTGCAAAATCATATTACTATCTATTAGACAAGGCATATGATGAAGGATCTTATGATGGCCTCTCCGATGATGGAACAGCAATTGATTTTAAATTGAAAAGTAAATTCTATAATTTTGAAAAGGCTGCTAATAAGAAAAAATTCAAGAAGTTCTTTTTCACTATTAAAAGTGACTATGTTTCCTATGACATTGATTTGATAATCAACATAGACAATCAATATATCTCAATCCAAAACCAGATATATAACAAGGTGTCTAGATGGGGCGAATTCCTATTTGGAGATAAGGTTTCAGTCAATACTACAAACCTAAACTACCCAATTAGGATTAATCATTCAGGTAAAAAATATAACATTCAATACGAACTAGATTGTAATACCCTTAACCAAGCGTTTTCATTGATTGATACAACATTACTTCTAAAAATAAAGGAGTTGAAATAATTTGGATGCTATAAATTTAAAAAAAGATGTGGTAAATGGACAGGTGTTTGATAGCACAAGATACAACCAAGACCAGTCGGCTGTAGAGACCGCTATAAATAAACTAATAAATTCTGTTAGTGATGGAGATAGTGGAGGGGATGCACTCAAAATGACTCCCATTACTGGACTTGGTGACATCAATACCAATACTGCTCAAAAAATAACTGAGGCTATCTTTGCAGCTATACAAAGTATTGTATTAGGGGATATACCAAATAATACTTTAACAATAGAAAAGCTTAATTTTGATGTTGCTACTCAGGCAGAGCTTAATGCAGTATTAGATTTAATTGGAGATTTATCAACTCTAAGCACAACTGATAAAACTAAGATAACTGCAGCTATTAACGAAGTAATACAATCAACTGCAAATATATTAACAACAAAAGGAGATATGCTGTTTAGAAATACTTCAGCAAATGCAGTACTACCTATAAGTGATGACGGTAAAATACTTCAAATTGATGCAGGCATACCAAGTTGGCAATCTCTTCATAACAAGCAAATATTCACAGCGGACGGAACATTTACAGCACCTAAAACAGGCGTTTACAAGGTTGTTGTTATTGGTGGCGGTGGTTCTGGTGGAAGAACTGGCAGTTCATCAAATGTATATGCTAGCGCTGGTGGTGCTGGTGGTATCGCTATAAAATGGGTTACACTTACTAAAAATGATGCTGTAACTGTTACGAGGGGTGCTGGTGGTGCTGCTTATACAACTTCATCTGCTGGTGGTTCCTCTGGTAATAATGGAGGAACAAGTAGTTTTGGATCTCATTGTTCGGCTACTGGGGGTTCAGGTGGTGCGCCGAGTGCTAGTGGAAGTAGTGGTGCTACTGGTGGTGATGGGTCTGGTGGAGATATAAACATACAATCTCCTGTAGGATTTCCTACATTTCAAGCAACAGCAATGTTTCCTGCTCCTCATGTTGGTACATCAATGTTCGGGTTATTATACGGCAAAGGTGGTACAGGTTCTAGTGGATTAGATACTAATGGTAGTGCTGGTGGAAATGGTGCAGTAATAGTCTTATGGTAGGAGGATGAAGCTATGAAATGGGCAAGAATAGAAAATGGCATAGTGATGGAGATAATTGACGTAGAACCAATTGGTAGATATACAGAAGAAATAGTTAATCAATTCAATACTTGTGAAGATGATACTGAACAAGGAGATATATTTGAGGAGGGTATATATTCAAAACCTCAAATTATACCCCCTAGTGAAATTGATACAATATTAATAAGGTTATCACAACTCAATCTTGTTATTGATAGTCAAACCGAACAAATCTATACAGACTTGGGGAAATTACCATCTTATCAACCTATAGCTGACGCAATGCTAGAGAAGCAATCGTTAAGACAAAGACTTCAAGATTTAGAATCAGAATAAAGGGGTGAAATAAATGCCAATAACAAATGCCGACCAGACCGTCATGGGAAATTTAAGAAAAAAGGCAGCGTCTAAATTATCAACTACTACTTTACCTCAAGGTGGTACAATTTTTGACACTATGAATAATGTACTTAATAATCAAATTATTCCTGCTCAAAAATTTACTAATTCATTTGCTGAACCAGCTAGACCACAAATCAACGGAAGTCCTATACAGGGTCCAATGAAAGCAAATCTTGGAACGGGTCAACTGATAGCTCCACAGCCAGTACAAATAATTGCTCCTGAAATATCTGATGCTGAGAAATACAAACAAATGAAACAGGCAGAAGCAGATCAGGAAGTTTCAAGACGAAGAGCAGCAGCACAAAACCTTTACGACTCTGCAATATCTAATTTAAGTGGAGAACGCGCCAGCATTGAACCGATGTACAATGAAACTATTAGAGCTATAGACGAAGGCGCATTTAATAATTCGGAAGCAAAAAAAGAACTTATGAATCAATATGGTTGGGGTATGGGCGATACTGGGCTCGCCGTAGGAGAAGTAAATAAAATTGGTATTGATGCTCAAAAATCAAAAGATAAAGCAGCTATTGAAAGAGATAATATGTTAGCGGATATAAAAAGAAGAGAAAGCTTAGCTGCAAGTCTTAAAGATAATAGCAATGCTGATGCTAACTCTTGGAAAGCTGCACAAATGATGGGCGTTGACGCTGATGCTTTCTTGAAAGCTAAAGAAATGGCAAGACAGGATGCAGCTACAAAAAGAGCAAATATGATAGAAGATTCTAAGTTAGAAATACAAGAAGCTGGGGTAACTGGTACATACAAAGGTCAAAAGACAGCTGCCCAAAAGCAAATAGAAGATAACCGAGCAATTGCACAAGATGAGTTATTCACAAAAAACACAGGAGTTGCAAGAATGAGCGACAATATGGTATCACAGGACAATCCTCTCAGGGGACAAACTGATTATGCCTCTGTTATAAATCAGATTAAAAGTAATCCAAATTGGATGAATGATCCTATATCAAGATATAATATTGCAGCTGCAACTATGTTGAGAAATCAAAAAATTAATGCTATGAGAGATAGTAATCCAGATTTATATAACAAATACAAAGATTCCATTAACTATGACGGTGAGTATATCAATGCAATGCCTAATATTCAATGGGATAAGCAATATCAATCAGGAGAAAACCAAAGAACTTTTGATAATAACTATAAAACTAATACCTTCAATGAAAATGTAAGAGCGAATAAAGTTAACGAAGGATTTCAAAGTAGACAAATAGGAGTTAGCGAAGGCAATCTTGGAGTTAATCAAGGAGAACTCGGCCTTAAGAAAGCGGCGGCAAAATTAAATGATGCAAATTCAGGAGTAATATCTGCAGCTTATTCAGACTTTGTTACCTCTGGAAAAAGTTTTGATGATTGGTTGAAAACTCCTGGGAAAAATGGTGCTACATATGGTCAAGCACTTACCGACAAAGAGTTGAATTCTTTAATTGGTTTAGCTAAAGATACTGGAAAATTCAGTACTAAATCAACTGGTAATTTAGAAGATCTATTAAAACAATACGGGGGTAATTAATATGTCTAATAAAACCTTCCAGCAAATATTAGAGGAAAGAACTTCTAATATTGAAAAAAAGAATAAATCCTTCTCGGACGTATTAAAAGACAGGGGGTTTGAACCTGTAGAAACACAGGTAGAACTTCCTTATGTATATAAATCTTCTAATGATAATAGCGCACCAGATATAATATCTGGTGCAGCATCAAGAAGAAGTATTTTACCTACTCAAACTATGAGCAGTTTTCCAGTCGTAGAAACAAAACCAGTTATTCCCACAATTGGCCCAAGTCAATTTGATATGTCAATGCTGCAAGGGGAAAATAACAAACAGAATCAACAAGTTCAGCAAACTCAACAAGAAGTTGATCCTATAAATAGCAACGATACTTTAATGTCTGAACAATCATACCTGGACTCTTTGCCTTGGTACAAAAAAGCAGCTTCTAAACTTCTGGATTATGGAGGTATGGCAAAAGACTCTGTTGTTTCTGCTCTATATGGTATGGGGTCTACATTGACTAAACCAATAGATAGACTTACAAATCCTGACATTTGGGAACCGTTAAATTCTCAACAAATATTAGAGAGAGACAATAAAAATATAGGTGATTTACTAGGTAAAGCTCCTGAGTATAATCCTGAATATGATCCATATATAAATAGAGCTAAAAATATTGGTGGTATAGCAGGGGATTTAGGGGGTATGGCAGCAGGAACATTATTAACAAGAAATCCGATTGCAGGAGCAGGATTATGGGGTGGAGTTAACGCATATGGTAACGGTGGTGGCGCTGAGGATATTGCCAAAGGTGCTACATCTAATGCTTTATTTATGGCTGTAGCAGGTCCAATCTCCCAATTATTCGAAGGTGCAGGAGCTAGTATCTTAAAAAACACACCTGATATTCTAAAAAATAGCTTAATAGCTGATGTTACAAATAAACTAATAGCTGGCGGATTTGGTGGCGCTGCTGGTACAATAGGTAGCCAACAAATATATGATCCAGGTTCTTTACCAACCATGCATGATATTTTAACTGGTTCTTTAATGAATGCCTTTTTTCATGGGCTACCAGGTACTATTAATTCTGTGAATAAAAGTCGAGTAATAAAAGATAACCTTTCAAATGGGCTTAATGATTTTCATAACAATATAAACGAAATGTATAAAGCAGCACAATCAACAAGCGATATAAACACTAAAACTGATATTTATAAGGGAATAGTCAATGAAATAGATAATAGTTTAAATGCTCTATCAAAAAATAGATATGTTGGTAACAACAAAGAAGTACAAAGTCTTAAGGAATTTTTGAATTTTGGTAAAAACAATATTAATGATATGCTTAATAGATGGGGTAATGTTGATAGTAAAGTAAATCTGGGTACTGAAAATGCAAATATTCCAAGATATCAAAGTGAGAATGTATATAAGCCTAATTCACAGAGGTTATTAAGTGAAGGTGAAAACATATTACCTCAGCAAGAAACACCTCTTAAAACACAAAATACAGAGGGTGATTTGATTAATGCTGCTAGAAAATTTGCAATTAAGCAAATGGAGCCTGGAAAAACTTATAATTATAAATCAGATAATATTATAAATCAAAATAATCAACCATCACAAAAACAAATTAATGTTGACGGATTTTATACTCCTCAAATAAGTGGAAGTGATAAAATTGCTAATATTTCATCCTCTGGTTTGCCAGAAGGAAGGTTCATAGCACTTGATAAGCCATTTGAAAGTGATTACCACGATAGTTCGAAAATTAAAAAAGCAAATTTATCAGTTACTTCAGTATTTGATCCTGATGGATTAATCAATAGTGACACACAACAAAATCATAAAGCGATATATCAGGAAATGGTTTCTGAAATAGCTAAACAAAAACCACAGAATACAAGAAGATTCATGGCTGATTTCTTGGCTAAAAAAGGTTTTGACAGTTATGTAAGAGGTATTGATGGAGACAAACAAAATAGGGAACTAATTGTATTAAATAAAGATATTCCAATTAATTATAGCGATCATAGTGAAACCAAATCATCCAACAAATATGCAGTAGGAACAAATCTTAAAGCAAATAATGGCGCAAACTATCAAGTTACTGGTATTAATGGGGATAGGTATAAGATTAAAAATGTTGATGCTAATTTTGAAATTGAAGTACCAAAAGAAAGATTGGATAGTAGATATACAGTAGATAATACAAACTCAGAAGTTAAAAAAAGTAGAATTGAAACTAAAACACCTGACACAAAAGAGGTATATAAACAAGATAATAAAAATAAAGAAACTCCAACACCTACTAAGTCATATGATGAATATCAAAATGATATAGATAGTTTAGAGGAAGAATTAATTAGAAAATATGGAGAGGATGAAGTTGTAAAAGCTCCTCGAAGTGGAAGGGTCACTTATGAGGGGAAAGAAACAAAGTTAACAAATAATGAACTAGATGCACTAGACAAACTTTATAGCCTTAGAGATAAAGTATCTGAAAATGAAGACAACTCTTTTGTAGATGGAATATTAAACAATGTAGATTTTAGTCAATCAGGAAAAGAGTGGATAGCAAGCAAATCAGATGTTGAAAAAGTGCTTAAAGATATGATGGATAGCAATAATCTAGCGAATATATTTGGTAGAGATACTAATACATCTATAGATGATATTGCTAAAAAATTATATAACAAGCTAATACAATATACTAAAGCTCCAAGTGCGCTATGGGGAGAACCAGAATATGCACTTAAACTAGCTACTGGAAAAGTAGAAGATCCCTTTGGAAAAAGTTTAGTTCCATTATTTAATCAAATTAATCAAATTATGAAAGTTATAACTGGAACTTCGGACAATGTATACGATATTCCAAATCCAAAACAAATTGAAGCTCCAAATCAGGAAACTAAAGAGCCTAATAAAGTTGATATTCTTGTTGATAAAATAACTGAACTAGTGGATACAATAAAAGGGAACAATGATACAAATAAAGAGGTAGCACGACAAATACCAACTGAAACCATAGCACAGGAACAACCAGAAAATAAACAGAAAAAGATATTAGACCAGCCACATGATAAAATTGCTGAATCTGTTTTGGGGTATATTAAGAGTGGTCAATCTTTTAGTTCTGATAAACTTTTTGATATAGCAGATAAAGCTTTTGGTGGAACTATGGCAGAGGGTAAGTATACCGTTAAAGATGCTTATGATTCTATGGAATTAGCAGTAAATCAATATATTCTGGAAACAGGCGTTAAAGGTAGTGCTATTGAAAACATAAAAAAATATCAAGATATGTTAAGTAAATTACCCACTCAAACTAAGAGAACCGTAGAGATGGAACAATATCAACAATTTTCTACTCCTCCTAGCATAGCTTATATTGCAGCTTGGACAGCTAATATAAATAATAACGATGTTATGCTTGAACCTAGCGCAGGAATCGGAGGAATTGCTTCATTTGCCAAGGCGTTCGGAGCTAAAACCTACGTCAATGAACTCTCTGATAGAAGATTAAATATATTAGAGTCACTACCTTTCGATGGGTTTTTTAATAAAAATGCAGAGCAAATTGACAATGTTTTACCTGACAATATAAAACCTACAGTAATCGTAATGAATCCTCCTTTTAGTAGTGCAGCTACTAGAATGGGAGATAAAAATAGTACATCTAATGCTAAACGACATATTGAACAAGCTTTATCTAGACTCGAACCAAATGGAAGATTAGTTGCAATAGTTGGACGTGGTATGTCGGATGATGCAACCTCTTTTAAAAGTTGGTGGAAAGATATAAAATCAGAGTATAATGTTAGAGCAAATATTGGAATTAAAGGCGAAAATTATAGAAAGTATGGAACCAATTTTGATATTCAGATCTTTGTTATTGATAAAAATGGCCCAACTACAAATGATACTTTAACTGGTTTTTATGAAAATTTAAACGATATTCCAAAAGTTTTGGAGGCGATTAGAAATGATAGACAAAACAGAGATAATAAACAAAAAGCCGTTGTCCCAAATGGCGAAAGCATTAGTAATGAATCCAGATCCAACGGGGTTATATCTACTACAAGCAATGGAAATAGCAATGAAGGAACTTCCACAATCAAAAGCACAGAACAACAGACAACAATTACTAATGATATTGGAAAACCTGGAACAAGCAAGACCAGAGAGGCAATACAGTCTAATGACGGAGCCGTTCGGGGAACAACAGATAATACATCAATTAAAACAAATGCAGACGAGACAAGAAAAACTAACGACAATAGCAATACAAGTGGAAAACAATCTAATGGAGATATTGTCTCAGGAGTAGTTTCAGAAAACAAGTCTACAGAACAGATTATTGAAAATGAAGATGATGTTTACTCAAAATATACTCCTAAAAAACTTTCAATTAAAGGAGCTAAGCCACATATAACAGACCTTGTTGAGAGTGCTGCAATGGCAGCAGTTGATCCACCAGATATTACTTATACTCCTAATTTACCAAAAGAATTAATAGAAAAAGGTACTTTGTCAATAGCTCAACTAGAGAATATTGTATATGCTGGTCAAGCTCATGAACAAAAGCTATCTGATGGAAAAAGAAAAGGATATTTCATAGGTGATGGAACTGGAGTAGGTAAAGGTAGAGAAATATCAGGTATTATACTTGATAACTTTAGACAAGGTCGTAATAAAGCTGTTTGGATAAGTAACAATCCTAAGCTTATGCAAGATGCTAAACGAGATTGGTCAAATCTTGGAGAAAATATAGAGGATATAAAAGACCTTAGAAAATATAAAGCTGATTCTAAAGTAAGTGAAAATAAAGGTATTGTATTCACATCATACTCAACATTGAAGTCTGGAGCTAAGAATAATCCAACAGCTACAAGACTTAATCAAATTGTTGATTGGTTAGGTAAAGATTTTGATGGAGTTATAGTATTTGATGAAGCTCATAACATGGGAAATGCCGTTGAATTTGGACAAGGTTTAAATAAAACTAAAGCTTCAAAACAAGCATTAACTGGTGTAGATTTACAAGATAAACTTCCTAATGCAAGAATAGTTTATGCTTCTGCTACAGGAGCCACTAATGTTCACAATTTGGCTTACTTAACTAGACTTGGTTTATGGGGCGAAGGTACATCTTTTAGAAATGTTAATGACTTCATAACTAAAATATCGTCAGGTGGCATTGCTGCAATGGAGCTTGTAGCTAGGGATATGAAATCTTTAGGAGTATATATGGCTAGAAACCTTTCTTTTAAAGGTGTAGAATATGATACTTTAACACACGATCTGTCTCCTATGCAAGAAGAAATATACGACACTATGTCAAGGGCGTGGCAGAAAGTATTATCTAATATTGAGGCAGCACTTGAGACAACTGGTGCTAAAAATAATGGTATGGCAAAAGGTCAAGCTAAGTCTGCATTTTATGGAGCAATGCAGAGATTTTATAATCAAATTATAACTTCAATGTCTATGCCTTCTGTAGTCGCAGACATAAAAAAAGAATTAGAAAAAGGCAATTCAGCAGTTATACAGTTAGTAAATACTAATCAGGCTGCAACTGATAGGCAGATAGTCAATGCCGAAGAAGAAGGAATTGACCTTGAGGATCTTGATCTAACACCAACAGATACCCTTATTCAATTTCTACAAAAAAGTTTTCCTACTTTTGAATATGAAGAGTATTTGGATGATAAGGGCAATAAAAGGTCTAGAGTTTCAATTGATGAAACCACAGGCAAACCTATTGTAAGTAGATCAGCAGTAAAAATAAGAGATTCTTTAATTGAAGAAATTAAATATATGAAAGTTCCAGATGGACCTCTTGAAATATTATTTGATACATTTGGTGTTGAAAATGTTGCTGAAGTAACTGGCAGAAATAGACGAGTGGTGCCTAAAAAAGATGACAAGACAGGACAAATGAAAAGAACATTAGAGAGTAGAACTGAAAAACACGCATTGTCTGATGCTCAAAATTTCCAAGATGGGAAAAAACAGATACTTGTTTTCTCTGATGCAGGAGGTACAGGTCAAAGTTATCACGCAGATAGAACGGCTAAAAATCAGAATAAAAGAATACATTATCTGTTACAACCTGGTTGGAACGCTTTTAAAGCTACTCAAGGTTTTGGAAGAACTCATAGGAGTGGACAGGTTCAAGCTCCTACATTCAGGCTTATAACAACTAATATTATGGGTCAAAAGAGATTTACTTCTACCATAGCAAGAAGACTTGACCAATTGGGAGCTTTAACAAAAGGTCAGAGACAAGCTGGAAGTGGTATGTTTGGCCAAAAAGATAATTTAGAAAGTGATTTAGCAAAAGATTCATTACAAATGTTTTTCCGCAGTTTGGGCAGAGATAGAATTGAAGGCCTAGATGGAATGGACATAATTAAAAAAATGGGTCTTAAAGAAAAACTTACAGATGATTACGGTAATTACAAAGAGGATATAAATGTTGTTAGGGATATAAATACCTTCCTTAACAGAATACTATCACTTGAAGTTAAAGAACAAAATAAAGTATTTGAATCCTTTTTTTCCATGTATGAAGAGTCCTTTAATAATGCAATTGAAAACGGATTAATTGATATGGGATTAGAAAATTACATGGCTGAAAAGGTAGTAATGAAGGATGAAAAAATAATAAGAAAAGACTCTAGTAGTGGTGCAGAATCCAAGTATATTCAGATGGTAGCATATAAGAAACCAAATATTTTGAGTTTTGAAGCAGTCCAGGATTATAAAGCTACTCCATTTGAAGGGTTTGTTAGGATTAATTCTTCTGGAGAAGTTAGGGCGATGTATAAAGCTAGGAAAAAAACATTACCTAATGGTAATATCGTAGCTACCTATGACTTAGTTTCTCCAATGCTAGGTATTCAGTCCAATTATCAACAATCCACTATAGATGAGAAAACTACTGCTATATCGAAAAAAGAATGGAAGAAGGCTTGGAACGAACAAATAACAAAGCTACCAGAATATACAGAAGAAACATTACATATGTTGTCTGGAACATTGCTGCCAATATGGGATAAGCTACCTACATCAAACACAAGGGTTGTCAGGGTAATTACTGATGAAGGTAAGCAGTATTTAGGAAGGATTATTCCTGGTGATGAAATAGATTCAGTGCTTAGAAGATTTGATATAGATAGGACAAAAGAAGTATATTCTCCAGAAAGCATCTATAAAAAGATAATAGAAAATGGAGAATTTGCACAACTTGAAAAGGAAAAGATTAGACTTACAAGGCGTAGAGTAAGTGGTGAAAATAGAATTGAAATTACAGGTAATAACTTGTGGTTCTATGGCAAAATGCAAGGAGTAATAACAGAAACCGTTAATTATCAAAGAAGGTATTTTATCCCTGTAGGTGAAAGTGGATATCCTATAATAGAAAGAATAATTAAAGATAATCCTATTGTTACAATGGGCAAGGGTTCAATGCAGTCAGAATCAGATACTGACGGATTAACTTCTAGAAATGGAGGTCCAGTTTTAGGTACAGCAACAGGACAAAATACAACAGGTAAATCAAAGAAAGCATCCGAAATTTATAAGGATTTTTCTAAAAATCTAGGTGTTGCAGTTCGCCAAGGTAGAGTTGGAGTGGGTAGGCTTGGAGAGTTTAACAATAGAAATCATCTTATTAAAATTAGAGATGCAAATGACATACCAACACTATCTCACGAGACTGGACACTATCTTGATAATCTTTACAATCTAAGCACAAACAGGTCGCATTTTAGAGAATTAGAACAACTAGGTCAAACTACATCTATGTCATCATATTCTAAAGCCAGGATAAGAAGAGAGGGTGTTGCAGAATTCGTTAGGTTGTATCTAACAGAAAACGATACTGCCAGAAATAGAGCACCAGGATTTTATAATTTCTTTGAACAAACCTTACCAGATGAAGTTATTAACACACTCAAAGAACTAAGAAAAGAAATTTGGGCATTAGTAAATCTTGATCCAGTGTCTAGGGTTGGAAAGTCTATTAGCTTTTCGGATGATGAAACGCCTTTGGATAAGTTGAAATCTATAAAAGATGTAGATATAATTGCTGGAGTAAGAAGGTTATATACTGGTATAGTTGATGCTACATATCCTCTTGAATGGGCAGCAGGCAAGGCAGGAAAAGAACAAAAAGAGGAAATTATTGATAGACTTTCTCAATTGAGAGGATATGAAGGCATAGCTTTATACGACTTAAACCCTCACATTAATAATGGTTTTCACCAGGTAGATTTAAATGGGAAAAAGGTAGGTTTATCTTATGGCGCTATTACTAAGTATATACATGATAGTAAAGCTAAAAGAAAAGATTTCATGAAATATCAGGTAGCGAGGAGGTCTCAAGATTATAGTGATCGTGGTTTGAAAATGCCAGATACCAAAGCTACATATGACGAGACTATTAAAGTTCTTGAAACTAAATATCCAGACTTCATTGAAACCTTTGATAGGCTTACTAAGTATAGGTACAACAACTCCAAACTATTAGCAGACTCAGGTATATATTCTAATGAACAACTTGATGAAATGTATATGTCAAATAGGAACTATGTACCACTAAAACGAATTATGGATGCTTTTGATTTTGTAGCTGGTAGTGGTGGTAAACTTGGTTCAGCTAAGAAATTAATCAAAGGTGTCGCTGGTAGTGGAAGAGATATAATGGATCCTGAAGAGTCAGATATAAACAATACATTTTTATATCGAAGTGCTGCAATGAGAAATGTAATACTACAAAACTTAACAAATATGTTTGACCATGAAGTAAATCCAAATGCTAAGGAAGGTATGGGTTGGTTAATATCTAGAGCACCTACCAGAGTACAACCAGTAGAATTTAATTTATCTCAAGTTGAAAAGTATCTAAAGGATTTAGGTGTAGATACAAGTGGTCTAGATTTAGACATAATGGCAAGAGTATTCATGCCTAACTATCTAGCAAAAGAAAACCAAATTGTAGTATATAGAAATGGTAGACCTGTGATATACGATGTACATCCTGAGTTATACAATGCTATTTCAGGCATGAGATTTGAACAACTGGAATGGATAACTAAACCACTAGTAGCAATTGCAAGCCTGCAAAGAGCTGGTATAATCTATACTGAAAAATATCTAATGAATAACTTATTTAGAGATGTTGGGCATAGTTTGATATCGTCTAAATCAGGAATTAAACCTTGGAGTATTATAGGCGGATTGTATCATACTATGTTAAATACAACTACTTATAAAGATGCCATGAAATATGGAGCAACAACTAATTACTCTGCAGTTAATGAAAGGGATTATGCTCAAGAAACTATTCAAGATATTCAAAACTCTTCAAAAAGATATAAAAAAATTATATCTAAGTTACCTCCTTGGAGATGGTTGAGAATAATTAGAGATACAATTGAGCCACTTGAAATGGCTGCTAGAGTAGCGGAGTATAAAAGATACCTAAAACAAGTAGGGGAGTCGGAAGAAAATATTAGAAAAGCCGTACACGCTGCTCGAGATTTATCCGTTGATTTTAGAAGAATGGGTTCCTGGATTAAAGCCTTGCAATTAAATAGATTAAGTTTATTCCTTAATTCTCAGATCCAAGGTGGCGACAAATTTGTAAGAACATTCAAAGATCATCCGTTTAGGACTACAATTAGAGGATTCTTATATTTAACACTACCTACACTTGCATTACTAGCTGCTGTCAGTGATGATGAAGATTATAAAAACTTACCACAATGGAGAAAGGATTTATTCTGGAATATACCTCTTGGTGGTGGAGTATTCTTCCCAATACCGATTCCTTATGAATTTGGATTAGTATTTAAGATATTACCTGAAAGACTAGTAAATCAAACTATACTACATGATCCTAAGGCATGGAGGGATTTTGCAGAAACATTTAAAACAACTTTTATACCAAAACCGAGTATTTCGGCATTACAACCTGAATTTGATATATGGTTTAATAAAGATTGGAAAGGCAACCCTGTAGAATCACGGAGCGACTTAGAGGTATCTCCTGAACTTAGATATAATAGCTATACTAGCGAATTTGCAAAATCTATAGGGCAAGCGACTGGACAATCGCCAAAACAAATAGAACACTTAATAACTGGCCATCTTGGTACTTGGGGCAAAACTGGACTTGATATGTATGATAGCGCAGTATCTACAGATACATCAGCTAAAGAATACGGTGGAGGATATTTTAAGAAATTTGTTATTGATGCTTCACAAAGCCCACAGTCAGTCGAAGATTTTTACAAGAACTATGCCGATATAAGGACTATGAATGCAGACGCTAGGCGGATAGGTGGTAAACCTAATGCACTTGAAAAGGCTTTGAATTCTGAATTTATGAGTGCAGCTGAAGAAATTAATAAAATTAGAGACTTACAAGCTATTGTTGATAAAAAGAATTTAAGCAATGAAAAGCTTATAGATGCTGCTTTGCAAAAGGCAATGATTGAGAAGACTAAGAAAATGAATAATCTATATGATGCAGCAAAAAAGATAACAAAAAAATAGCCCTGTACAATATGTGTGATAATTATAGTAAGAGCTATCGTCAATGATAGCTCTTTTATTTTACGGAGGTATTTTTATGGAGATTTCAACTTTGTCCGAATATGGGATTGCAGCAATATTTATTTATTCAACTTGGCGACTATACACTGACATGAGGACAGATAGTAGCAAGAGGGAAGATAAACTCATGGATCATATGAAAGAACAAATGGAACTCCAGGACAAAAAAGATGACAAACAAATGGAAATAAACACTAAAACAATTGAAGCTCTTGAGAGCATAACAGTCGAAGTTAGAAATGTTAGCAATAGGTTATGCTGTGTAGAATTAATGGTACAGAAAGAAGGTGTTAAAAATGATTAATATTATATTAAGTTGTTCTCAACAATCCTGGAATAAATGTATAATTGGGGATACCGAAGAGGACCATACTTATGCCATAGCAGAAAAGTCTGGACTCTTGTTACAGGACTATAATTGTAATGTATTAGTTATTTCTAAAGATATCATAGGTACCGAAGCGGAAACTCTTAATGAGGTAGTTAGACTTTCAAACGAATTCGCATTTGCTAATGGTGGACAATCTTACCACCTTGACATACATACCGATGGAGGGTATCAAGGCAAAGGAGCTAGTGGTTTTTACTATACTGAGAACGGGAGACAATTTATAAGCCTTATACAAAAAGAGGTTTCAGATATAACTCCTTGGCTAGATTCTGGAGTAAGTCAAAGGGATTTGTACGTTCTTAAGGCTACTCAGTCGGTAGCAGGACTTATAGAACTATCTTTCCATGATGTATACACACAAGCAAAACACATCCACGACAATATGGACCTATATGCTCAAGCTATAGTTAGGGGATTAGTTAGAGCTTGTGGTTTAGTAAAAAAGGAAAATCAACCACATTGGGCAGAAGTACACTGGAAATACTTGAACGATAATGGAGTTGAGATTAAAGAAAAAAGATATGATGACCCTATGAAACGTGGAGAAGCATTTGCTATTATAGCGAATGTATATGCCCATAGCAAACAATAGAAAGGATGTGAGAAATATGGCTTGTAAAAAGTGTGGCAAAAAGGGATGCAAGGGCAATTGTGGAAAGAAGTGTTAGGAATGATTGAATGATGTTGACGTATACTTTTTATAGATATACGATATATATATCATTTGTTTTCCTGTAATGTTTATCCTCTAGTTATTGTATTGTCACGCCACCTTTACGGTGGCAACTGCCCTAGTAAGCTCAGTGGTAGAGAGTATTTCTCCAGTAGGGAGTATAATGCGGTCGGTGGTTCGAATCCACCTTAGGGCTTACCTCGTAAATTAATATAGATGCAAGAAAAAAAGCCCTGGATTTACTCCTCTGTCCAGTGCTTTTTTATTGCACAAAAAATAAAAAATATTTTTAAATAGGGTAAAGAACGTTGCAATTAAATGATTATAGCGATTAGACAAAAGAAAACTTTTGTCTAATCTAGGGGAGATAAAAATAAATATCATTTTCGTGAGATATGAAAATGATATTTATTTGATTGATAATATGTAAAACTTATACTGCTTTTTCTATCCATTCAGTTACTATTATTGTTTTTTTATAAGTTTTCTTTTCTACTTCTTTAGGTTGATAATAGAATTCATTTTCTTGACACTCTGTTAGTCCTTCTTCCCAATCAACTTTGAAAAATCTTTCACCTATTTCTATGATTGATGTAACAGACCTACTCCATCTTCTGTTATCTCCGTAAGTATTCTTAATCACATTAAATTCAGAAACTAAATAGCTTAAATCTTTTTCTGAAAATTTTACTTTAGAATCAATCTTTTCTAACATATCCTTTTCATATTCGTTCATTGTAATTCCTCCAATCAAATTTAAATGCTAGTTCTATTCTGTTATAAATTTTAATTTTTCCTGAAGAGATTTATACATTTTCCCATTTTCCAGCTCTATCAATGCGAATACAACTAATCCTTCTGATACATTACCCTCTTGAAAGAATCCGTGGAAAAAACCTTTTACAATTTGTCCTTTAACAAAACCATGTTCTTTTGCAGATAAATATTCATGTACAATTTCAAATTCAACTTTTCTCATTCCTCCACTCTCCCTCAAGTTTCCTTTATCGCTAAATGTTTGTTTCATCTTGATTTTTATTCTTGGTATTTATCGTTACCATTTGAAAAAGCTAGCCCCATAATACAGTATCCTTCTTTACAATATTGGTTATCTGTAAGTATGTAAGTGATTAAGCAATGTATTTCGTCTCTATTTATATACTTTCCTAAGGCTAAATCATATCTTTTTAAAATTAACATATCTCCAACTTTAAAATTTCTATCCATTTTTCTTACTTCAAAGGTCTTTTTTCTTTGTTTTAACAATGTATAAAAAGGTTCTACTACTTTTAACTCATGAAGTGTTTTCATTCTTATACGCTCCTTCCCTTCTGAATGCTAGTTTTGTTAACTTGTTTTAAAAACAGACATTAAATTATGCAAGTAAGGCACTTTTAGAACATCAGTATAAAATTCACCTTTGCCAGAAATGTACCCATATTTAACTTTACATTTTCTTCTTCCAAACTCCCTCCAAGCTGCTTCGGCTGAATTCTTTCCATATTCCTCTATCCAATAATTTCTTTCACTCTGCCTGAGCTCGTTCCAATCATAATAAAGTGTATCATAATCTTTTATATCGCATATCCTTTGCCATCCTTTATGATTCTTACACCATTCTATAGCATGTTGAGAGGCTTGTTCTACTGAATAAAATTCTTTATCTTCACTCACTTCTAATTCCTCCCCTCACATATCCTTAAGCTTTCCTAAAATCGTGTTAGCCTTTGCTTTGTATGCCCTACTCCTATCAGGATTATCTACAATGTGTAACAGCTCAGTTCTAAGTAATATCTTATCAATCTTTTGTCTTTTGCTATCCTGATAATCATTCTTCACAATCCTTCTCAATGCTCCTATACCTTCTATTAAATCCTTCATCATCTATTTATCCCCCTCAATCCTATGTATTTTTTAAAAGCTTTGGATTTTCATATATATTTCCTATTACGTCTAGGTTTTCATTGTGCATTTTTAATGTTTCATTCCAAAAATCTTTGTTAAATTTCCAGTCAATATAAAACTGTCCATCTTTAAAAACAATCAATCCAACGCTTCTACCTTCTTCTACAATATCACCTTCATAAATCTCTACACCTTTAGAGTCTTTAAGTTCTGTATATTGTGCCTTTCCAATCATTACACAGCTTGCAAGTGGATAATAGTTATCTGTTTCCAAATCCTCTAATCCGTAATGTTGTTTATATATTGTATTGCTGATTTCACCTCTGCTAAAATACCTAAATTTTATATCCCTCATTCTAAATTACCTCCCTTATCTTCAACCTTAGTATTTTCCGAAATTAGAGAGTATTCATAGGGGTCAATTCCTAATTCTCTACATTTTGTAATACAACTTGTCATACCTGATGTGCTTGTTCCGTTCATCAATATATCTCGCACAACCATCCAATTTTGGCTTCTTTGTCTATAAGCTTTTTTCATACAATGTAAGAAATTTTTAACAATTCTTAATTCATCATCTTTATTCATCCTAAACTACCTCCTTAACTATTCTTGTTCTTCCGCCAATGACTTCAACTTCGCCTGTGGTGCATAAATGACCATGTATTTTTTCAGATACCTTAGGAGATAATCCAATCTTAGCACCAATTTGCCTAAATCCCTTAGCGTTTCCCGACTTATACTTTGTCTCGTGCATAACTTTTCTATAGTTGCTGACGTCCTCATCTGTGTAATCTATTTCTTGTACTTTAGATTTGATGCAAACTTCGGGCTGTTTGTCCACGTCCTGATGAAATCCAATTTTGTTTGATTTTTTAATTTCTGTCTTAATTTTATATTTTTTTGCAATAGCTCCAACTGTATTTGGTTTGTCTAAGGTTATGTTGCTTTTTGCTTCAACTCTAGATTTAGTATTGCTTCCAATCATATTCGTGAGGTCAGGAAAATGACCAGTTTTTGAAAGAGAGTAGAGCATACATATCAACACTTCAAAAGTTGTAGTTAATGCTAAGGTGAAAAAGAATTCTACCCAAAATGTGCCAAAACCTAGAAACTGAAATAGTGCATAAAATCCACTTGTTGCCTTTTGTTGGGGTAGGGAAGAGAAGTCAATACTATTAAGCTGGTTATTTAATCCATCAATCTCAGAACTAATTTTTGTGGTATCAGCATTGACAGATAAATTATTCCTTGCTTTAACATCTTGATTTTGTTTTTGCTTTAATTGGTCAATTTCGTTTTTTATTCTTGTCTGGGTAGATGCCCATTTGTTTTGTGCTGCTTCTTTAAATTCCCTGTTCTTCGCATCAATTGTAGACTGTATGCCATTTATTGATTTATTATATTCCGATACAAGTTGTTTTGAATCTTCCTTATCCTTTGCAGTTTGTTCTAAGAGTGATTTCTTAATAGTTATCTGCTCCTTGATTCTATTTATTTTATCAGTAGCTTGTTGATAGGATAGGGATGATGTAGTACTTTTATTCTCAGTAATATTATTCTCTATCACCATGAAAGCCATAGAGGCACAAATGGAGAAGAATGTTAACACTATCCACATATAGAAGTATTTCTTTTCATTCAACTTCACGTAGTAGAGGTATGACATAGCTTTTCCGCATTCCATTACTATCGTATAAGATAACCATACATATGGTGCATTTGATTGTGCAGACAAAGCCATCCATGTGATATAGCCTGATGTTATAAAGCCTATTACATATAAAAACATTGTTACTAATGGGCTACTACTTAGGAAGTTTTCTGCCTTTGCTATATATTTATTCATTTGCTTTATCCTCCATAGAATATTATAATGGGGGAGAAGGGGATACCTATCTCCTTTGGTGGTAACAAGGATATACTTTTACTTTGAGAGGTTGGGTATGTCCTTGTTATTTTCTAAAATCACGAACACGATTGCGAATAATCATAAACAACACTACAGTTGCAAATCCCATAAAAATTAAAAAACTAATATCCTGATTAATCATTTTCCTTCTCCTCCTTATATTTTTGAATATTTTCTCTGTAATGAACATAATTTTCGTTTGATACTATATCCATAATCATTGCAAAGATTCCATCACGTATATTATCTGCCTCAGTCTGTTCTATTGTAATATTTTGTTTCATTGACCTTCTCCTTTCTCCTCCTTATTTTCTAATTTCTTCTTCCAGTACCTTGATGTTATCTCTTTCACTTTCTCTGGCTTTTCCTTTCGCCACTTTCTCATATACAACTTTAAATATTCCTTTCGTTCGGGTGTCATTTCAGCCATGATTTGGCTCCTTTCTGTTAATGACCATTAACATACTAATATTATACAATGGCAATTTTAGAATTGCAATAGTTTTGATGACAATTTAGTGACAATGATGACATTTTTTTAGAATAAAATATGATAAGTAATACTGAGAAATACTATTAAAACGTGTATTAAAGAGGATTAAGAGCAAATAAAATAAAGTAAAAATTGGATACCGGCGCATTCCTAAACCGCAGGTCGGACGTTCAAATCGTCTTAGGTGCAGGATAAATAAAGGCTTTCACTAATCAAGTGGAAGCCTTTTTGCTGTCTTGATGACAATTTGATGACAATTCATCTTTTTTGGGGTGCTTTGTTAGGATATTTGATAGTTTATCCGAGGTAGCACGTTCCGAATTTTGAATAGCATGTCCATATATATCCAGAGTAGTGGAGGTCTTATTGTGGCCGAGTCTTCTTGATACTGTCAATATATCTGTATTGTTAGCTATTAATATTGTTGCATGGCTGTGTCTTAGTCCATGAAAAGTAATAGGGGGGAGTTTGTTATCTTTCAAAAATTCCCTAAACCATTTTGTTATGGTGTCTGGGTGCATCGGCTTTCCGTTATCTTGAGCAAATACAATTCTGTTATCATTATATATTTCTTCTAATTTAAGCCTATCTTCTGATTGAATTGTTTTGTGTATTGATAGTATGGCCATTACAAAATCGGGGATAGCTATAGTTCTGGCTCTATATTTATTTTTTGGAGATTTCATAGATACTCCTTGACCTCTTATATATTGCGCTGATTGCCGGATTGAGATAGTATTGTCATCAATATTGACATCGTCCCAAGTTAGCCCCATAATTTCGCCCCTAGATAAACCAGTAAAAATTGTTAGGATTATCATAGTCATGTACTTTGGGGGAGCAAGGTTGAGTTTTTCTATCAATGTCATTATTTCGGTCTCATTATAAAACTTAGCTTCTACATCTGTCACTTTTGGAGGCTTAACCCTTTTGGCAGGATTATCAGAAAGCAACTGCCACTCCACAGCATGTGCAAACATTGTGGATAACAATCTATGATGATGCTTAATTGTTCTTTCAGATAGGCCTTTTTCTTTTTTCCCGACTCCTTTATCCAGCCTTATTCCTCTTTCTTGTAGATTTTCGTAAAACTGGAGCAAGTGCATAGGTTTAATCTGCTCTAGTCTCAAAAGCTTGAAAGCAGGAATAATGCGGAGGTCTAGCAATTCTTTATATCTTTGATAGGTTCTAGGTGCTAGATTAGTTTTAGCGTATTTTTCTAGCCAATCATTAGCGAATCTTTCAAATAATAATTTCTCAGGTTTTACATACAAAGTTGATTCAACTTCTACTTGAAACTGATTTAGTAATTTTTGAGCTGCTTTTTCGTCTTTGGCTTTGACTGTCTTGGTGAATCGCTGTCTTTTGCCATTAAGCCCATACTTTGCAGAAACGGTGAGGTAATAAGTTCCTTCACCTCTTTTTTGAATACTGCCCATTGAATACCTCCCAGAGTAAACAATCAATTGCGTATAATTTCTATTATTTTTTTTATCACTGATACTATAGTAGCTATTATTACTATATATATCGATAGTGTGATGTATGTTTTGTGATACTTCTTAATTAACATTGTTTTCTTCCAATACTTTAGGTTCATGAGCCAACAATATTTCCCCAATTTTATAAGATACTAATGTAGCGACCCATAATATAAGGTATTGATTAGTCCATCCATAGGCAGAAATTGAAGCCCCAGCCATTAATAATTCACTAAATGGTGGAGTCGCAAATCCTACAAAAGCCCAAAACATACCGTGGATACTATAAATCCAATAGACTGTCCAACAATGCAAAAGTATACCAGAAACAATTCCCAATAAAAACATTATCCATCCTAAAACAACTCTCATTTCAAATCTCTCCTTTGTGCAATTTTTTAGTTATAATATGGTATAAAGTGATTATTTTACCATTTTTGCTGTTAAAAATAAACATTTTTCCTTAAACGACATGGTTGTGACATCAAACAACACTTGACATGTAGTTAAATATTTTTTTACGACATTTTTTCTTTGTGCAAGTTTACCAATTGAAACGGTGTCGAATTTATGATATATTTGTCGAACAGACTTATATTGCTTTATTACAAGGTTCATATTGCTTTAAATAACTGGTATTTAATGGTTTGCGTAATGTAAAAAATGATGATAATATGTTCTAAAGTGTTATCTAAATGACATAGTAGGTAGCATAATTATAAATTAAATCATGAATATTTTGAATAAGGGGCGTGTTTGTTATGCAACAAATCGAGCTTTCTATCCAATCAAATGTAATTTCTTCTATTAAAACAATTGATGCTGAATATGAAAATATTAATTTAAAAAATAAAGATGCTATAGAACCTTTTTGTCTCGAACAGATTTTATCAATTTCAAAGCTTCGTATAAATCTTCTAAATCATACCCCTCTGTCTTTATGCTTGTTAGCGCCACTATTTCTGTAACATCTAGCAGTTTTGCTAACTCTCTAATTTTGTTTTTTAAGTCTTCTTCATAAATGTCTTCCTTAGACTTGAAACCATTGTTTAATACACTTGTGTTGATTTTTCTAAATAACCTACACTAATTAATAATTCATTTAAAGACATATTTAATCCTATTGCTATTTTTCCAAGAGTTTCAATCGTTGGGACTACAGGGGCATTACTACGAGCATCAACACCTTTTTCAAGCTTGTCGAGGTATCCATGGCTTAAATCTAAAATTTTAGCAAATTCACGTAAGCTTAAATTCTTTTCATATCGAGCCTTTTTTAAAAATTCTCCCAGTTTATTCATAATTACCTCCCAGATAAATTGTAACCTATTGAATACATTTTATATATATAAAAAAATAATTGTAATTTATAGTTGACACGTTAATGTAATACATGATATACTAAAAGTACACTAAGAATTACAAAAAAAGAAGGGAGTAAATATGAAGAATGATGTTAAGAAAATTAGAAAGCAATTGGGTTTAACTCAGAAATCACTTGCAGAAGCTATTGAAATATCAAGACCTTACTTATCAGAGATAGAAAATGATAAATCAGAACCCAGTGGAAAATTAGTAATTAGAATAGCTAAGTATTTAAATTTACCAGTAGAAAGCATTTTTTTTGTATAAACTGTATACCATGTAATACGATATTAAGTTTTCAAAGAACTACCTAAGTAATAACACATCCCATTATCTAAATCAATACCAAATGTTACTAAATTCAATATGAAAGGATGATTATATGCCAGTTATAACATTGAAACAGGCGTCTAAAGATTATTTTGGGGGAGTGA